ATGATGAATATTAAATATTTATACGGTAAAAAGGAGTTTCTGGTTCCGGTAATTGAGGATCGGGCTGGCATACGACTGAGTGACTTAACACACTACTCAAGGATGGAGAATGAATTTATGCGCGATAATGAAATGGAAAAAATTTTTACTGTAGACAAAACACGATTCAATCTGTTTGTGGCTGGTCGGCTCATCAATTCAGCTGAGATGGCCGCTGACCCTTTTTTCACTCTAGCTCCTCGCCACTGTTACTGCATATGTTTTTCTAATCGTAAAAACGAACCAGAGCTATACCGGGCATTCAAAGCCGATATCTGTATAGGTTTTGATGTCGATATGCTTCGGGAGCGCCTCCAAATCATTTCACATAAACTTCCGGGCGTTGAGTTTGAAGGAAAAGAGATCGTTTATTACCATATAGGAACACCACCTGATACGTTCACACCTGAAGAGCTTGTATTTCGCAAACCTTCGGTCTTCAGCCATGAAGCAGAGTATCGTCTAGCAATGTTCTATCCTGAAGATAAAACTGGTTTCAAAACTGATGATGGGATAACCATCCCCTTCAGGAAGGAGGGAGAATCTGTGCACATGACTGTAGCTCACGAAGAGAAGGGATTTATCAGCGGTTGTATCACTGAAATATTCTTCGTGAATAATTGAGACCAAGATAAATGGGGTAAAATAATCTTTTTTATTGAAACTAGTTATGACGTTATAATTACACGTTTTTTAAGTTATTCAGCGAGAGCAGAGATCTCGATATCCCTTAACATATGTTACTTAAGTAATCATCTTACCCTGAGCAAATCCGAAAACCGCGTCGTATAGCGCGGCGACAGCATGTCCCGTTTCATCTGCCACTGCTGTTGGATACCCTGCCCCGCAAAGAACAGTGTGCCCTTTCCGCCTTTGGCATTGAGCTTATCCAGAACCTCCATTAGTTTCTCGCTGTTCCGCCGCGGCGGCGCGTCGTCGAACAGATTTAGCTGAGCCACGCCCTGACTGAAAAAATCTCCCAGCATTACGCCTGCTTTCTGGTACCGGTGGCCGTCGCGCCAGATGTTGTCCAGGCAGCGCACCGCCGCGTTGATGATGTCGCGGGTGTCCTGGGTGGGCGTGAGGAGTTTTACAGACACGCTGTTACCGTAGTACGGCTCGTTGATGGCGAATGGCGAGGTTTTCACGAACGCCGAGATATACCGGCAGTACTGGTGCTCACCACGCAGTTTCTCCGCTGCGCGCGCTGCGTGACTGCAGATGGCCTGGTGCATCTGCTCGTATTCCGTTACGCGCTCACCGAACGACCGGGAGCAGACAATTTCCTGCTTGGCCGGAGCGAACTCCTCCAGTTCAAGACAGGGTTCGCCGCGCAGCTCCCGCACGGTTCGCTCGAGCACGACGTTAAAATGCTTCCGGATTACCCAGGTCGATGTGTCAGCCAGCTGGCTGGCGTTAGTGATACCCATGGCGTTCAGTTTTTTGCTGATGCGCCGCCCCACTCCCCAGACGTCTTCCACGGGTACGATGGACATCAGCCGGCGCTGGCGATCGACATTCGACAAATCGACAACGCCCCCGGTCTGCCGCTGCCATTTCTTCGCGGCGTGGTTAGCCAGCTTTGCCAGGGTTTTGGTTTGCGCTATGCCGACTCCCACGGTGAGGTGGGTATTCTGCAAAACAGTGGCGCGGATTTCCTTTCCAAAGTCATCCAGGTTCCGGCAGTTACGCACGCCGGTGAGATCGCAAAATGCCTCATCGATGGAGTAAATTTCGACGCGGGGGCTCATGATTTCCAGCGTCGTCATCACCCGGTTCGACATATCCGCGTACAGCTCATAGTTGCTGGAGAACGTGGCCACGTTATAGCGCCGGAATAAATCGCGCTGCTTAAAGAACGGTTCACCCATCGTTATGCCAATTTCTTTGGCCTCGGCGCTCCTGGCAATAACGCACCCGTCGTTATTCGAAAGAACAACAACGGGCCGCCCCTTTAAATCGGGTCTGAACACCGTTTCGCACGAAGCGTAAAAGCTGTTCACATCGACCAAGGCAAACATTTCAGTTTGTCGCTTTAACGATGTATGTCACCACGCCAAATACATCCAGCGTGTCCTCGCTGCCCACGAAAATAGGCGAATAGGCGCTGTTCATGGGATTAAGCTGAACCGTCGGGCGCAACTGCAGGCGCTTAACGGTGAACTCCCCGCCCACCGCCGCGATCACGATATCCCCGTGTTCCGCCGTCCTGGAACTGTCCACCACCAGCAGGTCGCCGTCACTGATGCCCGCCTCGATCATTGAGTCACCTGCCGCTTTCACAAAATACGTCGCACTGGGGTGCTGGATCATCAGCTCATTCAGATCGATGCGCTGTTCGACATAATCGGCAGCGGGAGACGGAAATCCGCACTGGACAAGGTCACCGTATAACGGCAGCGCGACAATGCCGCGCAGTTCTGCTGGCGTGTAAAATTCCATAAAAAACGACTCCTGATAGTTATACTGTTTTTATATACAGTAGTTTCAATCATTAAGACGATCAATACAGAATTTAACTATCAATTTCACCAGCAGGCGTAAAAAGCTGAATTAACTGGCTACCAGTGCCTCCACAATTTTCTTCAGCTCCTCAAGGTTTGACTTAAGTGCTTCTATTTCCTCCTGCTGCGCTGCATTCTCATCCATCAGCGAAAGAATGGTGGCGTGATGCACCGCCACGGTAACGCCTGAGTCGCCTGCCTGCACAGACAACGCATCTTTCACGACAGTGCCGTCCCGCAGTTCAATATCAACCACCGTTACTGCGGCGGCCGAGTAATCCTCGTAAAGCCCTTCCGCCCGTAGCTGATTCAAATACGGCCATCAGCATGGCTGGTTTTCAGTCGCCAGGTTTACGCCATTCTCTTCCTCATCGTTTCTCACAGATCCCCGATATCCTCATCTGTTATGCGGCGCTTGAGTTATCTGCTTGTAGACTTACGCGTTTATCGCTACATGATATAAGAAAGTTGGTATACAGAATGAGAAAGCTTGATGGCATCCTGACCTGCGCCGGGATAGAATGATCAATACCACATTTGTTTTACAACAATGTTGTCTTCTTAAACTAAATAAATACATTCATAGGTTAATTTTCATGAGCGCTGTTCAAAAACACAATAGTAATGCAGATGGACTTAGAGGAATCGCCTGCGTTGCTGTGCTTTTCTCACATCTTGCCTATACTTTCTATCCATATATGCATGCTGCTGAATCTATGAAGTACTCATTCGAGAGTTTTATTATGAACTCTCCTTTTTCATTTTTTTACTCTGGATCAGCTGGAGTATATATATTTTTTGTGTTAAGTGGTTTTGTTCTCTCTTCAAGTTTCTCAAAAAATTTTAGCGCAACTTACTTTCCTGTATTTTTAGTAAAAAGATATATACGGTTAATGATACCTATTTTTGCTTCATGCATTACTGGTTGGTACATATTCTCAACTTTTACAATTGACAGAACTGGCATTTCCGAATGGGCATCCAAATTAGGAACATTTGATTATAGTTTCTTGGGCGCAATTTATTCCGGGTTAGTTGGAGCATTTCAAGGTAAAGGAATAGAAGCTTATAACTGGGTTCTGTGGACAATGAAAATTGAATTACTTGGCTCATATGCATTAGCATTATTATTCTTGTCAAAAAAGACAAATTCAGTCACCTACCCAATATTGGCATTTGTCTTTTTCTTTGTCTTTGGTTATTTGAATGGTGGAGATTCGTTATATTATGGGCTTGCATGCTTTATGGCTGGCAGCATTATATTTAAAAGCGAATTTAAATTATCTACGCCTGTAGCCTTACTTGCTCTTACTGCGGGCTTATATTTTGCTGGCTACAAAGTACAATCACTGTCATACTCCGTCATATTCCGAGAATCAAACACGTATTTAACTGAGTATTCTCTTTTTGTACTTTCTGGAATTCTTATTGTCACATGCTCCTTAAGAAGCACATTATTAGATAAAATATTGTCCGCTAAGATAACAGTATTATTAGGGAAGGTATCATTTTCCTTGTATTTAATTCAAATGGCAACAATTTATACGATTGCCATACCGTCCTATGAGTTATTATCGCTCCAAATGAACCCTATCTTAGCTAGCTTTTCAGCAATAATATTATGCACAATTATCAGCTTACCGCTCTCATGGGTGTTTTATAGGTTGTTTGATTTACCAGCCGTGCAATTATCAAATGTAATAAGCTTAATGTTAGTGCGACTCAGAACAACACAATTAAAGGAGAGCGACAGGCCCTCCTAAAAGTAAGTCATTACTCAGCTATGCAATAGGCAATGGCGGCCATTTAATAGCGGGTGCGGTTGAGGTGTCTACGCGCATCAACAGAACCCGATATTTTTTCCACTCCGCCAGTTTTGCTGTTTCTTCATCCGTGGCAATCTCAGCATCAACTGCGTCCTGTCGCCATGAAATTTCAGATTCAGCACTTGCTCGTAAAACACTACGCTGGTATTCAGCCTGTGCAACCAAACTTTCATGGGTGGTTTCTGGCACATCAACCCAACACGGTAACCCATCGCTACCTGCCGCTCGTACTTTGCCTTCAGGCGCTGGAAAGTCAAAAAACTCTGCGGCAATGTCATCGCTGATATCGATCATATCGTCAGGCAATGCGCCCTGGTCGGTATAGGACGGAAGGAGTGAATTCAGATAGCGCAGATTTTGCGTCGGACTGTATTTATATTGATTCATCATATTTTTCCTTCCGCTATCCATGAGACTGCTCGTGGAGACCTGACTCCATTGGCATTCAGACAAACTAAAGTAAAAGTGCCCGGTCCGGTGTTCAGTGCTTCAACAAATGTTCTTGCGCCGTCTCCTGGTTCAAGTCCACCGTTACAGGTCGCTGTTACAACAAAGTTGTCTTTACTGGTGTACGGGACGGGTAGCGTAACAGTGTATTCAGCATAGCCGGCAACAGTGCCACGCTGGCGAATTGTACCATCCGGAAATTTCGTCCAGTTTTTACCCCCTCCAAAACCGAGGTTTGAGAGAGCCAGTGTAACTGCATCAGGTCCGTCGGCTTTGATATCAGCAAACGGATTGGCACGGCTCAGATGCAGTGTCTTCATTGCGACTAACAGTTGGTTACGCTTACTTTTATCGGGTGCCGCGCCTGACGCTTCGATAATTCCTGTCAGTTCCTCTTGTATGGCGTCAAAATAGTCGTCATCCAGTTCAGTGGCTGGCGTACCGGTCTGAGGATTTCCGCGTGTAAAGCCGTTCTTGCCCGCGCCGAATTTGTCCTTCTGCGCCGTTGGCGTATCAATGCGATGCATACTGTCTCCGTTAAGGATATTTGAAAATGACGTGGGTGTGGGAAGGGCACAGTTTTGAAATGACGCATTCAGCAACCGTGTCACCCCAGGTGCGGATCGCTGATTCACAGTTATCTGTACAGGTCATCCATGTGGCATCAGATGCCGCTGGCATATTCACCTGCCAGTAATATCGCCATTCGCCTGAGTAAACGGCGGCTGTACATTTTGACGTGCAGCTAAACAGGCCCTTGTCATAACGAGTAATAGTTGCCCCGGGTTTACCCAGCGCCGCCAGCTGTTGCAGGTAGAATTCTTCATTAATGCCGCCGGTAAGGTTAACCTTTGCATCCAGTCGCTGCTGGCGCTGGCGGATGGTCTGCGTACCTGACGGGATACATTCATCCGGCAGGCCACAACATTTCTCCCAGCGACTGATTAATTCTGTTGTGGTCCGGGGATCAACCTCCAGCATCAGGGCATCGCCGCGCTCATGTACCCGGCGAAGTGAAGGGGCTGCGCCTGCAATTGCCGGATCGTCTGCAGACCATGCGGGCCCGGGTGGAAGCAAAGCAGAAAGAAGATTTACGTAATCGTCGTCGGTTATGTCCATGACAGACTCCCGAGAACAGCAAGCTCGTTCCTGGCAATTTTCACATTTGCCGCCGGCGCCACAAGAACATGGCTGTGTTCACCGGTAGCGATGGAAATCGCTTCGTTGATACGGGACAGCTCCAGTTCTCCGTCCGGATAACCATCACGCTGTAAAAATGAACGCAGTTCTGAGGTAACGGCGGCCCTCACCGCCTGCGTGTCCGGCGTCAGCCTGATGTGAAAATCAACGCTGTGCCCGACCGGCGCAAACACATAAAGATCGGAGCCGGCTACCGGCGCCAGTGGCTCAATATGCGCTTTCGCTTTATCGACCGTTGCCTGATCCGGGACAGGGTTTATCGGATCGCTGCTGGCGACCATAACGCCAACTGTTCCGGTTCCCATCCAGTGCCGGTAAGTCCAGGCCCGTGTTATGCCTGGCACCTCTTTAGCCCAGACAATGTAGTCACCATCTGCGCCGCCAAGTGGGGTCCAGTAGTAACGCTCCAGGACGCGTGCCCGCCAGGTCTCAAGCTCTTCAGTATCAAACCCGCCAGAAACGGAATCAGCCATCCCGGCAGATGAAAGACCATTTACCGGAGTCACCAGATACAGGGCCTCACCATCATCAGTATCACCGGTCGCGCCGGCGGTGTTGCAGACAATCGGCGCCCGTAATACGCCACCAGCGCTTATTGCGTCAGTGGTAACCGTATACTGAACCAGATCATCGCGCTGAATCACCGCACCAGCCTCCACTTTTAAACCGTTCGTCACACCTTCCCAGCGCATAAAACCAGTCGCCATGGTTGGCATCTTCCTGGGACAGCGCTTCATGGCGGCGTGCCTGTACAGCCATTCTTCATCGCATAAATCCGGCAGCATATTCATTGCCAGGTAATCGATGTAGCCATACACGGTATGTAGCGCAGCGGCATAAACCTTTGCCCTCACATCCTCATCCATACGCCTCAGCGTGTCGCTGACATCAAGACGCGCGAATAAATCGGTGCGCAGCATGCTGATATTCTCGGCAAGCGTCGGGCGCTGAAATTCACTGTCAGCCATTTATGATCGCACTCCATAAGTCATCAAAAGAAATGGTCGTGGGTTCGCCGTTACGCCACAGCGTTATGCTGTTGCCCAGTTCGTTGATACCGGTCCGCTGAATAATCAGGTCGATCCGTGAAACCAGCCCGTCCTCGATCATCCATTGCAGCGCTTCACGGATATAGGTTCTTGCTTCAAGCGCGGTCTGATTCGTGAGTTTCTTTCGCTGCAGCAACCACAGGCGGGAGCCATATCTGTCGTTCTGGGCGACAGGCCAGGTATCACCCCACCACCCCATAGGCACATCAGTCTCGTCATCCGGCTTCGCCCGCCGCCAGGTGAAAAGGGAAATAACGACTGCACGGGTAAGCAGGTCCAGCGGCGTATTCGCATTAATGCGACGGCCGTCAACGGTCAGCCAGAGTTCCATACCTATGCCCCCATGTTCTGGTCTGGTGTGTCCGTATTATTTCCCTGGCCGTTTTCTTTATGACGATGTCCGTTATAAGTAAGCCGCATCGAAGACATGGTTAGGCCGTTTGAATCGCAGAGATCACGGATTTGCCCGGTTGACTCGATATCCATTTCGAACCGTGCCTTCGGTGCGTTTTTGAACAGGATTAGATTGCCCCCTCCGTCAACCACAATACCGCTGCGTGTCAGCGTGACTGACTGCCCCAGGTCATCGTAGAGTGCGACTTCGCCGTCTTTAAGGCCTCTCATCCGGTAACGGCGATCTGAGACCGCCACCACCACACCGTGAGAGCGATCGCCGTCAGGAAAAAGCACCAGCGCTTCGGAACCGGAACGGGCTTTTGAGGTGAATCCGTAAGGTTCAAGATGTTCGATGTTGCCTGTCGGCTCGCCGGCTATCAGCTCAAGATCCACCACCTGGCATTTTTTTGACGCATTCACACTCTTTACTACAGCGCGGCAGATAAGATTAAGCACCTGCCGCTGCAGGCTCTGGAATCCACGCATCAGAAATCATCCTCCTCTGTGGATTTTTTCTTCTTCCGTTTTTTGGGATCTTCCGGTTCCGGCAGATAAGCATCCGGCGGGCCGACCCGCAGTTCGGTCAGTGTTCCGTTATTGTCTTTGGTGAAGGTGACTTCAGAGATCAGCAACTCCGCATTGCTGAAGCCACAGACAGGGTCAAAAACAATGACGCGCTGGTTTGGCTGCCACAGCGTTCCGTCACCCTGACGCCATCCCCAGACCGAATACGTCGTTTCATCCGTTCGCGCCGCGCGCTGACGCGCTTCAAACTCAGCACGCGCTATGCAACTGGCGCCGGTGGCCTGCCCGGTTTGCTGTACGGCCATTGGCCGGTAACGGGTGATTGAGGCATCGACTGTTTTTGCGCGCAGGGCCGTGGTTGTGGCCGCACCAAAGTCATCATCGTTCCCGGCGCGCTGTCCGGATACCTGATAGGAGGAAAAACGCTCCCGGATACTTTTTTCTGTGTCACAGGAAAGAATATTTTGTCCCAGCACCAGCGCCGTTGTCGCGCGGGTGGAACCGATGCCGCCGATAACGAGCCGACCGCGCGGATCGTCATACGCCAGTGCCTGCTGCTGCCCAAGCATTTTATTGATGACTTCTATCACCGTTTCGCCGTGATCGGGCTGAACGCCGGGTATAGCCCCCGATGGCGCGCCGGCATTCACCACCTCTATTCCGAATGGCCTGGCGAGCGCGGCGGCTACCTGGACGAGTGACTGTCCGTTGAACTGGGTCGGCTCGGCCGTGCAGTCAATGAGATCAGCAGTAAGGCTGCGCCCTGATATGCCCACACTGACGGATGTGGCGTCATAACGAACAGGCGTCGCCTCAACCCAGCCAGTGATCACCAGGTCACTGCCAATAAGAACTTCCACCTTGTCGCCGTTTTTTACTTTCGGCCGGAGTGAACCATCACCGTTCTCGCCAGGCCATTGCCGGGTAAGCTCAACGCTGAAATCGCGAGCCAGGCGCTCAATACCGGCCCCTATACGAACTGAAGTCCAGCCGCCCCACTCGCGGCCGTTAACACGAAGCGTGACGTTGTCATTCATCATATTTCTCTGTTTGTTACGGGATCAATTCGCCAGGCAAGCTGTCGTGTCGTGAGCCGGAGAGGCCTTCTCGGGAGGAAACCGGGATGCGCTATGCGGTTTCTCTGAACTATTTCCTCTGCCCGGTTTGCATCGTCATACGCGTAAGCGGCCATCACCAGGGCAGGGTCGGTACCTGAAGGTATAACGGTTACGGTTTTATCAGACTGCCGCAACCGCCGGGTCAGGTCAGTATTCAGGTCCGCTTTCAGGCGGCGAAGTGCAATGAAGACACGGTCATCATTCGTGCGGCTCATCTCGCGATCGATAGCCACATTCAGCGTATCGCGAACGGCGGTAAGATCTTCCCACGAAGGCGTGTCCGGTTCAGGCGTATTTGGAGGGGCATTGCTCAGTGCCGGGTGTGACACGTTCGCCATTACAGCAGGAGTCTGCCCGCTGACACCGCCTTGTGAAGATGCAACCGGCGCGGGTAACGTTGATACCGCGTAGGCCGCTTCGCTCAGTGCCGTGGTGCGTATCGCGCCGGCAACGGTGTTCCCCTGTTCAGTCTGCCACCTTGTGCTCTGGCTTTCCGTTTTCCATACGCCATGCGGCGCCAGATCTTTCCCCATACTGATGCCGGAGAGGGTTTTGACCATCCTGATGATGTCGCCAGTGTTGCCGTAGAGTCTGTTTCCGGTACGCCACATTTTCTGAAGCGCATCAATAAAGCCTTTACCGGATGACGGCGGCGGGAGAAGAACGGAAATATCCCCCTGCAGCAGCCTGGCAGCGTCAGAAACCGGGCCGTCCACCATTTTCATGGCGTCAGAAACATAACCCAGCATGCCGCCTGCCCGCTCAACCACTCCCCCCTGGATAAAGTCAGGCATGCCATCCATGCCAAACGCCTTAAATCCGTCGCTGATACAGTCGTCCAGGGCGGAACATGAGGAGGTCAGCACTTTCGCAGTCGCTGCGCCTGAGGTGGGATAAGAAAGCTCCCCGGCCTCAACGAATTTGAGATCAAAGCGCACCATCCGGCCTTCGGTTTTTGTGGTGCTGACGCGGATCTCGCCATCAACACATACGTTCATTTCACCGTAAGTGGGGTGAATAAGCGTACCGGGGCCGGGTTTGTTCAGCGCCTCGATGAGGCGGTCGCGCTGGTCGAAACAGTCATCACCAACCACATACGCGGAAAATGACGGACGGCTCGTTATCTTACCGATATCCTCGGTATAGGGCTTATCGCGGTTGGGGTATTCATGGGTTTCAACACGGCGCCCTACCGGGGAGCTTTCCTCTTCAACCTTAAAAGGTACGCCGCGGAATGAGGCGTCCTGTAACCTGTCTTTCCACGCCATAAAAACTCCGGATATAAAAAAACCCGCCGAAGCGGGTTTTTTTTAGTTTTAATAGTCTATTTGCTTTCAGCTTCTTCCTGAAGCTCGAAAAAGCGCTTACGGAATTGCATTGGATCCTTGATGTAACGAATGGGCGCGTGTGCTGTTCCCGCATCGCTTATCACCAAGGTTCCGTATCCAAGTATGCGCCCTGAAATATCTTGCCTTACCTGAAGGCTGGAGATTTTTTTAATTGGAATCTCGACGGTATCACGCTTAATCAATCCCGATTTAGCGATTAGCCTTTTATTTGTTATCGCCGCTTCATTAGATCTTAAAACGAAATATCCGATTGGAATTAACACAAAACCTATAATTGTTAGTAGGCCAAAAATCACCCCCCAAACTATCCATGGTAACCATGCCCAAAGGGTAACTTGCCCCCGGTAAATAACTTGTTCATTGCCTATTAAATTAGAGTCAATATATGACATATTCTAAACCCTTAAGGGAGAGGGATTAGATATTAACACTTCATATCAAAATGTTTCCATCACTTAATATCATCCCCCCATGCCGATCCGGCCAATCCGGGTATAGCCTACGTCATGATTAACATCGATACCGCGTGAACTGCTATCAGTCACGGTCATGCCGGGAGGCGCGCCTTTAAACTCAACCGTAATTTTTCCCTCTGGCTTTTCCTGTCCCGATTGCTTGATCTGATACTGGCTATAACCTGCACTTGCTACCCCTGTTCCATAAGCACCGTACCCACCAGCCCCCCATTGCGCGGTATTCATAGCATTGACCGTTTCAGAAGAGCCGTCCGTGAACCACTCAATAATGGGTTTCAGCTTTGCCCACATATCCTGGAACCATTGGACGATCGGCCCCCAGTTATTAATAACAAGACCGAGAGGAGACCAGTCAAACGCCTTTTTCATAATGGACCAGCCGGTTTCAAAATATGGGCCAACTGTATCCCATAGCTGCTTAAAGTAGGGTGCAAATAAATCCCAGTTAGAAATGATGACACCAGCAGCTAATCCTATTGCCGTCAGGATCAACCCAATAGGCGACATAGCCAGAAGCCTACTCACAATACCCAGTGCAGAGCCAACTCCCAAGAACCCTAGCTTAACAACTGCAAGTCCTGCTGCGAGGCCAAACGCTCCCCTGATTACAGCTGGATTTTTTTCCGCAAAAATTGTGAATTTCTCGCCCAGATCGCCAAGCCAGGCGGTTATTCTTTTCGCATCCCCCGAAAAGGCTCCGCCAATTGCGGCCAGGCCATTTGTTGCCGTCCCGGTCATTGCATCCCACAGGTTTCCCAGGGTGCCAAGCTGCATTTCAACCCTTTTATTCAGGCTGGCCTGCTTATCCATTTTTTGCTGAATTTCGTCGTAACCGCTTTTACCTTTATCAATCAATGCGTTTACAACCTGCAGCGTTTCCGCATCATCTCCAAACAACGCTTTAAGCACCCCTGTTCGCTTAACATCCGTCAGCTTGCGGAGCTTGGACAATTGCGTAAACATTTTATCAAGTCCGCCAAATCCACCTTTGCCATCAGTAAAATCGAGACTGACGCCAAGCTTTTGACGCTTAAGAACCGTATTCACGCTATTCACATTTTTTACATCGAGACCTGACTGGATAACTTTACGTAATGCGTTACCCGCAGACTCGCCCTGCATACCCATCTGGTCCATCATAACGCCGATAGGTACCAGACTTTTTGCGGCAGTGAGGCCGTCCTTGTTGACCATCTTCAGGACTGCACTGGTTTTGGTAAAAAACGACAGCATATTGGTGTCGTCCACGCCCAGATAAAAGGCTTTCTGGATCGTGTCGAACAGCCCCATCATGTCTTTCGCTGCGGTCCCGGTTGCATCCTGCATTTTTGCCGCGAATTCAGCCGCCGCTTCCGGCGTTTTCTTAAGCTGAACGGCAAGGTAAGCCGATGCCTTCCCGACCCCACCCAGGATGTTTTCTGCGGGGATACCCTGGCGTACCAGCATCTGCATCATGTTCTGGAAATCAGC